GTGGCTTCGTGGTCGGAATCCTTCGGCGGGCACGTTGTCTCCTACGGATGTTGGCCGGATCAGCGGTCGAGTTTCTTTGAGGCGGCCTCCGCGAAACGGACGATCGCCAACGAGACGGACGGGGCGGGCTTTGAAGGCGGGCTACGGACGGCACTCGATGCGGTGGCGGTCGAATTGATGGGCCGCTCGTGGAAGCGCGAGGACGGCGTCGATATGCGTGTGAATCAGCTCATGGTCGATGCCAACTGGGGCCGCTCGACGCAGGTGGTGCGGAACTTCGCCAAGGGGTCGCCGTTCTCAGCCAACATCCTGCCAAGCCACGGCCGCGGCATCGGCGCATCGAGCCAGCCGCTGACCGAGAAGGGGAAACACCGCGGCGACCGGATCGGCCTGAATTGGCGGGTCGGCAAGATCGGCGAAACGGATCACCGGTCGTGCCTCTACGACGCGAACTTCTGGAAGTCGTTTGCCGCGGCTCGGCTCCGCCTGGCCGTCGGCGATCCGGAGGCGCTCGTGTTTCACGCCGGCGAGCACGATCTGCTGTTTGAGCATCTCACCGCCGAGTATCCGGTCCGCACCGAAGCCCGCGGTCGCGTGGTGGACGAATGGAAACAAGCGGGGCGCGATAATCACTGGCTCGACTGTCTCGTCGGTGCATCCGTTGCGGCGTCTGTGACGGGGCTCCAGCCGACGGCGAGCGAGACGCCGGGCGGGCGGGCACGGAAGAAGGTCGCCGTGCCTGTGACTATGGGCGGCTCGATCAAGGTGCAACCGCTCAAACGGTAGCCACACCCCCTCTCGATTCGTTGCCGGCTCCGCGACTGTGGAGACATGGCAAACGAAGTCAGCAACTCGCTCGAGCAAGCGGCCCAGGGGCCGAAGGCTGTCCGCACCGATGCCGGTGAGGTCACGCAGCACGATCTGACGCAGCAGATCGAGGCGGACAAGTACCTCGCCGCCAAGCGGGCCGCCAACGCCACCGGCACCAATCGCGGGCTCCGTTTCAACAAGATCCTTCCTCCGGGGACGATCTGACATGGGGCTCCTCTCCTGGCTCAGGCCGGCAGCGAAGCCGGCGCCGATTCAGGCGCCGCCGGATCGCCGTCTGCGTGCCAGGATCGACATTGCCGAGGACGGGGACGACATTCGCCACTGGGCGAATGCCGACTGGTTCTCGATGGACGGGCAACTCACGCAGGTCCGCCGGCGGACGATCCGCAATCGCGCCCGCTATGAGGCGCTCAACAACGCCTATCTCGCCGGCATCTGCGACACGGTCGCCAACGACGTGATCGGCACCGGGCCGCGAATCCAGCTCAACACCGGTGCCCCGGAACTCGACACGGTGGTCGAGCGTGCGTTCGCTCGGTGGTGCAATCGCGTCTACTTCGCCGACAAGTTGCGCACAATGCGGCGGTCGAAGCTGATCGACGGGGAATCGTTTCTCCAGTTCGTCACCAACCGCTCGCTTCCGTACGACGACGTGCAGCTCGATCTCCGGCTCATCGAAGCCGAGATGATCGCCACGCCGATCGGCTTGTACGTGCCGGACACGACGCCGGAAGGCTCGATCGTAGACGGTCTGGAGTTCGACGAGGACGGGAACGTCGTCGCCTACAAGCGACTGAAGTACCACCCCGGATCCAACTACATGATCTCGAACTTTGAGTTCGACCGGATCGAGGCGCGGTACATCGTCCACTGGTTCAAGCGGCTGCGGCCGGCGCAGCATCGCGGCCTCTCCGAAGTGGCGTCGGCGCTGCGGCTGTTTGCCGACATGCGGCGCTACACTTCGGCCGTGATCGCCGCGGCCGAAACGGCTGCCGACTTCGCCGCTTTCTTGAAGACGAACGCTCCCGCCGCCGACGTTGCCGAGGTCGATCCGTGGCAGTCGGTCGAGATCCAGAAGCGGGCGATGGTCACGCTGCCGGATCAGTGGGAGGTGCAGCAGCTCAAGGCCGAGCAGCCGACCAGTACCTACGGCATGTTCAAGCGCGAGATTCTCAATGAGGTCGGCCGCTCGCTCGGTCTGCCTTACAACATGACCGCGCTCGATTCGTCGGATTACAACTACTCAAGCGGCCGCCTCGACGATCAGCTCTGGCGGGCCAATGTCGCCGTCGAGCGGCACGAGCTGCGATGCACGGTCCTCGACCGTGTGTTCCTCGCGTGGGCCGACGAAGCCACTGAGGTCGGCCTGATTCCGTCCGGTGCCGGTCGGATCGCCGACTGGGAATGGACGTGGGCGTGGGACGGTAAAGATCACGTCGATCCGCTCAAAGAAGCGAACGCGACGGAAGTCCGCCTGCGGACGAACACCACGACGCTCGCCGCCGAATACGCGCGGCAGGGGAAGGACTGGGCCGTTCAGATCGCTCAGCGGGCGAAAGAGATCGGTGTCTTGCGTGAAGCGGGGCTCCTGACCGATCCGCAGCCAGCGCCGACTGCCAGCCCGCAGCAGGTCGAGGACGACGCCGAAGGCAATCCCGTTGACGACGAGGACACCGTTGCCGCCGTCAAGGCCCGGAAATCCCGCCGGAGCAATCGCAATGGCTGACGTTCTTTCACTGACCGCATCGGCGCAGTGGATCGAGGCCGCCGCCGAAGGCGACGCCACGACGAAGCGCTTTCAAATGGAAGCGTACAGCGGCGGCACGCTCCGGCAGCCGTGGTCGCCTGATCCGATCGTCATCGACCTCGCCGGCATGCAGTTCAAACAGTCCGTGCCGGTGGTCAATTCCCACCGCTACGAGTTTGAGGAAGTCCTCGGTCAGACCGACGCGGTGCGGGCCGACAGCGGCGCTCTCGTGATCGACGGCTCGATCTTCGCCGTCAACGAATGCGCCGACGCGATCCGGCAACTCGCGGCCGCCGGCTATCAGTGCCAGGCGAGCGTCGGAGCCGACGTGCATGCCATCAAGCGGATCGCCGATGGCGATTCGATCACCGTCAACGGCCGGTCCTTCGTGGGGCCTGTCCGTGTTGTCACCTCCTCGACTCTGCGCGAGGTGTCGTTCGTTGTCCTGGGCGCCGATGCAGATACTCGCGTCCGTGTAGCCGCACAAACGCGGCAGGAGTCCAGCATGGCTGTTTCTGACTCGCCGGGTGTGATGGCTACGGGGCCAACCGGGCAGATGGATGACCAGGCCGATGACGCGGCCGAATACGGTGCCACGGGGCCGTCTGGCATGGATCAAGGCGGGTACAAGTCCGCATCCAGCCGAAGCGGCACCGCCGCCGGGCCGCGCGACAACGTGACCGACAAGCTGGTCGCCGCTCTCGATCGTCTCGAGGACCGGCTGAACAAGATCGAGTCTGTCGGCCAGGTGCGAGCGGCTCGACCCGCCGGCCCGGCCATTCACGTCGTGGAGGCACAAGTGAACGACCCGAAGGTCATGGAAGCCGCTCTGGCGATCCAGGGCGGGCTCCGGGCTCCGCAGGAGCACTACGACGAGAAGACGATCGAAGCGGCGCAGAAGCACCGCAAGGAAGTCTCGCTCTCGGAAGTGTTCGTGTCGGCCGCTCGGGCGAACGGGTACACGGGCAGCGGCAACGTCCGCTCCTCGCTCCCGGCGATCATCCAGGCGGCTTTCGCGTCGCACCAGATCAGCGACTTGCTCTCCAACTTGGTGAACAAATTTCTGCTCAACGGCTTCAATTCTGTGGAAAACGTCTGGCAGCGTGTGTCGGCCGTCCGGTCGGTGAACGACTTCAAGGCGATCAACCTCCTCCGCCTCAACGGCGACCTGAAGTTCAAGAAGGTCGGCCCGGCGGGCGAGCTGAAGTCTGCGAACGTGACCGATTACAAGCGGTCGCTCTCGGCGGAAACGTGGGGTATCACCACGCAGGTCACCCGGCAGGATATGTACAACGACGATCTCTCGGCGTTGTCCATGATCCCGCAGCGGATGGGGCGTGGTGCGGCTCTCGCGCTCAACGAGGCCATCTGGACGGAGTTCGTTGCCAGCAACGCCTCCTACTACCAGTCGGTGACCGCTGCCGCCGGCAACGCTCTGTCGTTGACCAGCCTCCAGGCTGCCAACACGGCGTACCGTCGGCTCACCGACCCGGACGGCAATCCGCTCGGGATTCGTCCGGCTCTCCTCCTGGTGCCGCCGGGGCTCCAGATCACGGCGATGACCTTGAACAACGGCAACCAGCTCGTCGCGTCGGGGCTCTCCTCGACCTCGGCGAAGAATCTGGAGCCGAATATCAACGTCCTCGCGGGGATGTTCGAAGTCGTGGTCAGCAACTACCTCGAGTCGGTGTCGGGTGGCTCGCAGACCACGTGGTGGCTCGCTGCCGACGGTGCCGATCTCCCTGCGCTCGACGTGGCGTTCCTGTCGGGCCAGCAGAGCCCGACGATCGAGCAGGTCGTGCCGGAGGCCGACAAGCT